ATTAACTCCATGTCTTATCTTGCATGTAGAGTTTATCGCGATTCTTCAAAAGCGGAAAGCACGCCAAATATTCATCCATCTCGAGAAGCTCACAGAATTTATACAGAACATAACTATATGATAAGAAATTGCGACGACCTTTAGGACAATGCTTTTTAAATGAGGGTTGGATTTCACGAAACATATGACGCAACTTTTCTTCATCTTCGCGTGACATGAATGGAGCATTTTGTCCGTTCAACCGATTAATAATATGTGGAATGTGCTCGTAATATTTGGAGCATTTCATCTTACGTAAAATCTCACGCAACTTTGTCGGTTTTAGTGTACTCATATTAATAATCTGCTCGCGTTTCAATTGAAACAGAATGGCATCATATACATCATCTGGAATTTCTGTACTTTCCTTGGCTTGAAATTGCGCCAACCATTCATTAAAGTGATTAATCTTTTTATAGGCATAATAACAGACTTCGCGTGGCGGATCCTTATATGATGGTTTATCAGTGTCTACTAATAGTGCATCTTGATATCCACATTTAGAACATGTTATATTAGCTTCATTAAGACAGATAATCATTTCTGAACAACACTTCTCACAGATTGTCCAGCTATCTTCATAATCATCAATTGTATTTCGGACCATGCTTGGATCTTCCAATTGCAAATATTCATTTAGTAATTGATTTCGTTGAAGTGCTTTTTGAACTGGTTTTGCTTCACCTTGTTTTAATCCCTCTTCTTGTGCAACTTCTTCTAAAATCGCCAGAATAGAACCTGGCTTGGCCTTATTTGACGTATGTGCATAATTTCCTTGTTGAATCTGTTCTTGAATATCATAATAATTATATAAGATATCACCTGTACGAAGATAATAATCCATCATATCTGTCTCATTTTCAATAGATTTGATTTTCTTATCTAGTACTTCTGCATTGCGCTCTAATCGCCACAACTCTACGGTTGAAGTTGTTCCTTTTATTTTTAATTTTAATTTCTGTAAATCTTCTATATATTCTTTGACATTATTTTTCTCATCTAACATCTGCTGAACATGTTGATTATGAATTGCGTCCAATGTAGTTCTTGCTTCTGGATTGCTACGCTTGGAATTCTTAACTTTAAAGAAGACACTCATTACTGCTTAGAGAGGTAGAGATGAGGTGTTTTAAATTATATTTGGATATATAATAACTAAAAAGCCAAAACCTTACCAAAATATAACCATAATACAACACCAAATAGTGCTTTTGATGTAACATCCAATACATTATAAGCAATATTCTTCTCTTCTTCTTCCAACATATATGCAATACCATAACCAGACCATATAACTGCAAAAATAATAAATACAACTAATGAGCATCCTTTTGGAATGATATTATAAAAAATATACAATAACATTAATGCAAAAAAGACAAAACCGATTAAAAGACCCTTCATAGGTGAAATTATTTTACGCTCACCCAAGTATCCAAATAGCAACATAAGCCAGTTAAGAATGATAACAATGCTGAAACATTTATAATCTACAGAACCTGCACGTGTATTGTAAAATAGCGCAACTGCAAGTAAAATAAGTGGCGTAGTAATCATCCAATCAATATAGCGTGTTGGTACAATCTCTTCCAATTTGAAATTAGGTTGTTTCATTTTCTCAATAAATGTTCCATATACAATTCCTGCAACTAATGAAACAGTTGTTTCGATATTCATGATATGACGTGTATTAACAGACGGTGTGCGGAGAGCTTCTATTAATGTAATTGCGGTGTAGCCAAATAAAACAATATATGTTGTAGTAAAACTGTTATTAAGAAGTGTGCCATATTTCAGCTCGGGTTCAGATTTTGAATCTGTCATTCTATTGTAGTTTATATTTTTTGAAACATTGAAAACATTTCTAAACCTTCTTTGAATAATTTAATATCTGCTAAAATCTTCCTTGCAAGTCCTTTTGTATTCTTTTTTCGCATTGAAGAAAACATCCAGAGACTATCATTATATTTCTTCCATTGTTGGTATTGTATATGATCTGAACAAATTGTAACATAAATGTTATATAGTTCTTTTTTATAAGCGGTATCTCTTTCTGAACTTGGTTGGGAATCATCAAAAATAAGGCGCATCCATTTAAGTAGACGTTCCATTTGTAATAAATCTAATTCTCGTTCATCATCTGTTTCTTGCCGAACAACTGTTGGATGCTGAACAGGTGTAGTATACGATGAATATGCACTGCTGAGCACGGATGATATAATTGGACCGATATTAGTTACAATAAAATGTGTTGCAACTTGTGATGGTAAGGTTGCCATTCTTTTAGATAACTATTTTATTTCTATACTGTTGCATATACGCGTACAAACTAGCATACTTGGTAAATACCTATGTTATTTGTATTATTTGCATTATTGCTTGATTGTATATTAAGATCTTTGTAATAATATAACAATACTCTCTATATAAAATAGGAATTATTTTATATTTTCATTTTATGAAAATATATTTTTATTTTACCATATTATATATTACTAATATATAATTTTAGTAATATTATTAATAATATATGTATTACTGTTATATTATAAACAATATAAAAGAGTCCCCGACACATTTTTTATTTTTTTTAAAAATGTGTTTTGTCCAAATTTTTTTCTCTATACAAGGTATAATTAATCATGACAGGTGGTGGACTTATGCAATTGGTAGCTTACGGAGCCCAGGACGTTTACCTGACTGGCAACCCTCAAATCACCTCAACGCAATAAAGGGGTTGAAAAGCAATCGGCAGATGTTAATTGGTATAATCATCTGATAAAGTCCGTTAGTGGTACCATTAAAGTTCATATAATGAACTAACCACAGTTGCTAGTAATTTGTATAAACAAATTGCAACATCGTCAAATTGCGGGAACACCCTAAAGTATTATCTACCAAGTATATTTTGAAAAAGATATATGGCTGAGAACATAACTCAGGTATGGTAACAATGATAATAATGAATTGATAAAAATCAATAAAATGGGCAATCCGCAGCCAAGTTCTAACCTATTTAAAAATTGATGCTTAATTAGATTTAATTATAATTTAAGCTGATAATGGGATATATTTATTGTATTACATCGCCTTCTGGTAAAAGATATATAGGACAAACTGAAAGACACTATGAAAAACGATTTCGTGAACATTGTGCACTTTCAAATTGCTGTATTTTACTAGAAAATGCAATACGTAAATATGGAAAGAGTAATATGAATTTTGAAGTATTAATGATAATTAATAATGAACTATTAGATGAATATGAAATAAAATTCATCCAATTTTACAATACATTGGAGCCATCTGGTTATAATATACGAACTGGTGGTGGTAAAGCAAAACATAGTGATGCATCAAAACAACGAATGCGTGAAGCAAAATTAGGTTATAAAAACTATAATTTTGGAAAACCACGAACAGATGAGACAAAAATAGCAATCTCAAATGCAAAAAGTGGAGAAAAACATCACTTCTACAATAAAGAATTATCTGTAGAACATAAACTTGCTTTATCAAAGGCGCATAAAAAATCACATGTAGATTTGCCAATGTATATTGTATATGTAAAAGAAAGACCAACTCATTATACATCATCAGGATATTCAATAGTGAATCATCCAATACTTAAAAATAAATATTTTACCTCTAAAAAATTATCAGATGAAGAAAAATTAACTAAAGCATATGAATATTTAAATAGCATGAATGCAGTTCAGAGACTAAATGGTGATGGGTCTTCTACAGAAATGTAAAAGGCTTAAGTTATAGTCCAATCCCTTTGAAGTTACGACGAGCCTTTGTAAAAAGGTAAAATGTATATAGTACATCTTCATAAATATTCCGAAAGGAAGGGTATACCTTGTTTTTAAGGTTGTATATCGTCGTCACACTAACTTCGCCATGGAGTCCATTGAGAACCCCTTCAATGGCGCCCCCAACTTCGGCAAGAAGGTTACGTGCACCATTCAGCGCAATGGTGATTTGATTCACCGCATGTACCTCCAGGCCACTCTGCCTCAGGTTGCTCTGCAATCAACTGATGGATCTGGTGCTCAATTCCGTTGGTTGAACTGGATCGGTCACAACTTGATCAATTACGTTGAGATTGAAATCGGTGGCCAACGCATCGACAAGCACTATGGTGATTGGATGCACATCTGGAATGAGCTCACCCAGGAGCCTGGTAAGCAGGCTGGCTATGCCAAGATGGTTGGCAATGTCCCTGAACTTACCAACTTGCTCTACCAGGGTGGCTCATCCTGCGACAATGACTGTTATGGTGGTGAGCCCCTCACCTCTGAGGTTGTTACCTCCTGCGCCCCGATGTACACCTTGTACATCCCGTTGCAGTTCTGGTTCTGCCGCAACCCTGGTCTGGCTCTTCCTTTGATCGCCCTCCAGTACCACGAGGTCCGCATCAACATGGAGTTCCATTCCCTGAACAGCTTGTGCTGGGACTACTCCAACTCCGCCGACCCCCACGCCGTTCGCAACCGTGTCGGCCAATGCGGTCTGGCTGCTGCCTCTTTGTACGTCGATTACATCTACCTGGACACTGATGAACGCCGCAAGTTCGCCCAGGTCTCTCACGAGTACTTGATCGATGTCTTGCAGTTCACTGGCGGTGAGTCCATCACCTCCTCTGCCAACAAGTTGAAGTTGAACTTCAACCACCCTTGCAAGGAGTTGGTCTGGGTCGTCCAGCGTGATTCTTACGTCTCATGCGATGACTCCGTCATCAACCCGTGGAAGGGACAGCAGCCCTTCAACTACTCTGACTGGTGGGATCGCTCCGTTTTGGAGTCTGGCTACTCAGTTACCCGCGTTGAAGGCATGGCCGGCAAG